CGTCTTCCGATAACACGTTATCTTTAGCCATGATTTAGCCCTCAAATAAACGCTTTGATGGCAAGCGGGTCACCCACTACACCACCCACGATGTCGAGATCGTTAAAGATTACAAACAGGGCTTCTTCTTCCCCGTCTTTGCCAAACGGCACCTTCCAACGATCACCGCCGTACTTCGGTACACGGACGAACTCGCCGTCTTTGCACCAATTACCTTCCGGCCAAGATTCCATCGTGTTGCGATTCTTGAAGGCCAACGGCCCAAGCTTTACAACTTTTGCGATCTGGGTATTCCAGATCTCAGTCTCACGAGTTTCGGTGTGCAAAATAATGCCACCAGCAGAAGTCTTTTTTGCTGAGCGAATCTGCACGAGGACTCGCGAACCAAACGGAATCAAACCCGGCTCTACACTAGGGAAAGCCTCTTCCAATGCTGACATTTAGAACTCCTCTCCGTCTTCTTCGTCGGCTTTGAGAAGACGATCAATATAAGTTAATGCGGCCTGCAACCCGGCGTAAGTGCCCACTGCCTTGCCATATTCAAACGAAGCATCCTTACCTTCCAGTTGCCGCTTCATCGCGTCGTGTGCAACGCGAGCCTTGGCCAACTCCAATTCGTCAATGATGCGTTCAATCATGCGTTTTGTTTACCCTTTGAGATCATTGCAGGCGTTGCCTTAGGGTCGCCCTTAACACCCTTTGGACCTAAGTCCATACCTTTCTTCGGACCACCATTCACCATCTTCTGGCCAGAGACGTTCACGCCCATAGCCATCATCTTGTGTTGGTTCATGTAATCGTTTGCCATAACTCACCCCGTTTAAGGATTGATACCCGTACCTGTTGAAACACCCACCTTCTCGCCCGTGATCGCTTCCATCGCGGCAATTTGCTTCGCCGTATCGTTGTCTTCACGGTTCGTCATCATCTTAACGTCAAGCTCCGCAGCCTGACGGTTATCAAGGCGATCTTGCTTGATCATCTCGCGCTTGAGGTTGTCCTGCTGACGCTGCGCGGTTTCTGCCGCTGCCTGCTGGGCCTTCGCCTGTTCAAGCTGCAACTCGGCTTGCTTGACTTGCAACGAGGCTTGATCAGCGGCGGCTTTGCGCTGCGTCTCGGCCATCTGAGCAGCCATACGCGGATCTTGCGGCGCGTTCATGCCCGAGAGCTGCTGCAACATACCCATGGCTTGCTGCACGATCTGCGGAATCGCACCAAACGCCTGAGTCGCATCCGGTACCACTTTCTGAGAAGCCGCAGCCAGAAGCTGGTCAAAGCTCTTCTTCACCTCAACGTCCTTGATCTTCTGGAACTCGCTGATGTCTTGACCCGCTGCTTTGGATGCAACCTCAAACACATGGGTCGCATACCACAGCGCAATGTGCTCCTTGATGTGATTCAAGATGCTCGGCACAAAGGTCGGAGCCATCAACATCGAAGATCCCAAAATGGGACTAGTCAAGTAATCCAAGTGCGCCTGCAAGTGCGCGAGGTGGTCCTGCTGCGGGAATGCCGACACCGGACGACCCAACGTCGCTGCGACGTTCTCATTGATCGCATTCATCTCCTTCGGCTCAGGAGCCGGGATCAACAACTCCTTGGCGTTTGGAACCCGTAGCTGCTGAAGAATGCGCTCTTCAACTTTGCGGATGTTATAAACCTGAGGGAGCGCCATCGCACGCTGGGAAAGCGCCTGAACCTGAGCAAAACGCTGGGCCTCAGAGAAGATGTTCGGGTCCGAAACCGGCACCACATCCATCGGGCCTTCAAAGTCAGAACGCTTAACGAGCAACTGCCCCGTCTCGTCCTTAACCTCGTCGTTCTCCAGATACATCGCGTTGATGCGGTGCAACACTTTGAGCGTGCGACCCATCGCATCATGCAAGCGAGCGTGAATGGCGTTAAACACCACCATGCCCTGCTCAATACGCGCCAACTGCGTGCCGACCGGCATATTGCCCTGATTGTCAGCAATGTCTTCGAGCGTCGTGCGAACAACGCCCTTACCCGACTCAACCAAGAATCCTAGGAGCTGATACAGAACCGGCGAGGGCTGATTGAACGGCAACGGCATCGCAATCTTGCGAATGTCATCGCTAAACGCACCACCCTCAATCTCTTTCACTTCGGTCGGATCAATACGCTCAGACTGTCCGCCCTCACGACCGCCCTTGAGCTTCAACATGCCGGGGAAGTTCGCGATATGAGCGGAATCCAACAGTGCTCGCAAAGCACCCGTCGCCGCTGCTGAGATACCGCCAATCATCTGCGGGATACCGATGGGGTACGCACCACGCCACGGAACGAACGGGAACTCCACAATCCACTGCATCTCTTGCAGCGTCTCGTCGCCCTCTTCCCAGTTGCGATAAACCGCGAGGACCTTACCCGTCACTTTGTCGATGGAGAGAATATACGGCGCGAGTCCATATTCCTCTTCAAGATCCGCAATGGCGTAAATCTCAAAGATCGTGCGCAATCCATCAACGTCATACGAGCTGGAGTCACGACCCTCAATCTTGTTGTTGGCCTTCTCGGACTTCGAGATGTCCGGCTCCATCGTCGTCGGAGCAAGATCCACATCCCGATACATGCCCGACTTCACGCGCTGGAGATACTCAATCTCCGTTACGTACTGAACGTGCGTCTTACGCTCGGATGAATAGAAATTCGTTGCCGCATAGGGCAGGTACACATCGTCGATGCCAATAAAGAGGGGCACCGGTCGCTTCTTGTTCGGATCGTAAGAGAGCTTCAGATACTGAGCGCCACCCAAGGGAACCTGAGTCAGAAGCTGCTCCAACTCTGCCCGGAACTCCGGCATCTGCTGGGTCATCTGCCAATTCAGATACCGCGTCTTGCGCTGGGCCTTCGCTACTTTCTCGGCCGTCTCGTCGCCTACGATGTGGTCCTTGGCGGGTCCCTCGGGCGGGAAAAGCTCTTTAATAGCTCGGGCAGAGAAGTCCACGCAGACTTCAGTGAGCATGGGATGGACAACCCGACTTGCGCCCTGAAACTGAGCGCCGCCCGGTGCATCATCACCCAATCCGGTTCGCCGGATGCCCTCTTCGTACTGCTCATCGCGCTTCTTACGCGCCTCTTTGTCTTTCGCAATCAGACCCAAGAACTCTTGAGCCACATCGTCCATGACGCCCTCGGGCAGCGTCTCGGCTAAGTTCATATAGAACTCGCGCTCACCCTCCGGCTCTTCTTCATCTTCACCAAAGCGAACAATCGCCCCACCATCCTCGGTGTCTTCAACGTCTGAGATCTCCTCAGGGAGTTCAAACATCTCACCAAGGTCTTCTTGGGCTTCATCAAGATCGTTCGGCTCAGATGCCATGGCGCTCACCATTAGTAATTAGAAAAATAGCTCTTGGGCTTCTTACTGCGCACAGCGCCGCCTTTCTTAAAGACTTCGTTGCCTCCAATCCCTTGCCCCGGCCCCGGCCTGTCAATTGCTACGTCTATATTGCCGCGCCAGTCTGGAATGGCTCTAGGCTCTCGGCCTTCACGCTTCGCAGCCCTTTGCTCCTCGGCTCGCTTACGAGCACGGTATTTTTCCGAGTAGCTCGGCATATCACGACGCGACAATCCACGCGCAGCCTTTTCCGCAACAGCATCTTCTGCTTTTTGCGCAGCCTTAGCGGCCTTGGCGGCATCATACGCCTTATCACCAGCCCTCAAAGCGCGACTAGCCGGAAGCATTGAAGCCGCAGCCAAAGCGCCACTCTTAACCAAGTTCTTGCGCTCTTCAGCAGTCATGCCGGTTTCTTCTACTTGGCTGCGATAGCCAGTAGCGCGATCACTCGGAAGCCCCGTTTCTTTTCTAGAAACACGAGATTCAGACTTGGTGCCAAAGCTCTTACGAGTAGACGGGCCGCGAGCACTCTCTTTCTTGCTCTCAACAGCCTTAACCTCGCTAGATTTCTTGGTAACAGACTTGCGAGCCGCGTCGCCTTTACGATCTGCGCGAAACTCAGGGGGATTTTCTTCATACCCAACCCCGCCTTCAGCAAAACGTCTGAATCCAAACTTGCCATATTTAGACGCCATACGGATTTCCTCTTGGGCGCTCGTTCACAATGAGCCTTGGCTGCAACGGCTTAGGCTTACTCACGCTTATCATATCTTTATCGGCAAGGAAACGTAAACCTTGGGTGCAAGCGTCCATCAAATCGTCATGCTTGATGGTTCCCTCACCCGAAAATGAGCACAGTTGATACAACAATGGCTCCGCCCACGAGCGAATCTGGCCTTTTCGCTTATCGGATTCCACAAACCACACCATTCCAGCCGAAAACAGGTGCGAAACCATGTGTAATCGCGTGAGTTTAGAGGCTTTTCCCGGATTGTAAGCGTGAGCAACGATTCCCTCGCGTGCCAGCATCTGCCTAAGTGAAATTCCGCTGCCTTTGTCTTCAATTACGATGGTATCGGGCTTTCTACCGGTGTTCATCATGCGACCGGGACCGAATTTCGGCTTAATCATCGGCTTTTGCTCATCGTCGCCGTAGAAAACCTCCATCTCCCGCTTTACTCGCTGAATCAAATCCGGCATTCCGAGCCGATCTTCCCAACAATCGAGCAAAATGATGTTCGGTTTCTCGTTTTCGTAGAAAAGTCCCAGCACCACACACGCTGACGGGTCGGAATCTGACGTTTTCTTATCGCGAGTCTGCTCCGTGAAGGCCGTATCTAGGCTCATCACGATGTGTTCCAGTATGGGCAGAGGCTTTTTCGCTGGCCAGAGCTGAATCCAAGGGCGCTTAATGATGCCCTGCTCTTCGGGATTTAAGACTTCTGCGTGAATTTCCTGCCGTCCAAGCGTCGTGCCCTCGAACTTCAAGAGCTGTTGCTGGAAAGTGGGTGCTAGATTCGCAATGTTCTCGTAGGTACTAGCCCTCGTAACGTGCACATCTGCTCCGTCACGCTCCACCAGATCCCGAATCAGCGCTTTGGGCTTCGGAGTCGTCGTGGCTACGATTCGCGGATGGGACCCTAGACGTAGCGCAAACATGATCATGTCCCACGCCTCCTGATCGTACTGCCATGCGGCTAGCTCATCACACCACGCGCCGTGCCATTGTCCACCGCGTAGCCGGTCGGGAGTCTCCGCGCTGATGCCCTTGATCAGGGACCCATTCGTTAAAATAATCTCCGAGAGCGAGCGGTTGTATTCACCCACAACTTTTTCCGGCATGACCGCGATCAAACCGGAATCACCCTCAAAGCAAGTGTCGCGAATGTCTGCTGAAGTCGGTGCGCAAACAAGCCATCTCGTTTCCGGCGCTTTGTACGCCTGCCACCACACCCACTCCGCTGCCGCACGAGTCTTACCCGCACCACGACCAGCGAGCATCAACCAAACAGTCCAATCACCCTTTGGCGGCTTTTGGTGTTTGTGACGTTTGCTCGCCCATTCCAACCGACTCTTGTATGCCAACAAATCCGGCAGCGGTAGCTTATTCAGCTCCTTGATCAGCGGATTGTTGAGATCTACCGGGGGCGGGGTCCCAGACGCTGGTTGCGTCATAAAACCTACTTACGTTTAGCCGTCTTCGCAGACTCGCGGAATGCCTTGGCCGTCGGTGCTCCCGGGGACCCTACCTTGCGCATCTTCTCGGGGGACCCTGCCTTGATCCGCTTGCGCTTGGCGTGAATGTTTGCGTACAAACCCTTTTTCATAATGCCTCCAGCATACCAGATGGGACCCTAGAGTAAACGTGCGCAAGGGGGTAGGGCAACTTATTTTGCCGATTGTGTTTGAAAATAGTTTGGGCAGATGGGACCCGTACCCCGTACGTCGTTTTTGCGCTCTCCCCCACCAGCCTACCTGCTATTGATTCTCATTTGCGCTTGATAGGGAGTCTCAGGGACTTTTTGCGAATCATTCGCGCATTGCTTCCCGTTCTTATTCTTGCACCAATCTTGCCGCCACTATCTGCAACTAAATACTAGCCAGAATTGCACAGCATCATGGGGGTATAAATATATGTTGACACGCAAACGGCTTGCGCTCATTATATCCCCGTCGAATAACTAACTAGGGAATAGCACCATGAGCAACAAATTCGAGACTTTTCTTTTTCGCCTGAATTGTTTTCTTTTCGTAGTTTGTTGGATTGCTTGCGCTATCTATATCGGCATTCATATCTAAATAGGGGAATAGCACAAATGGCAACGTTTGACCTTTACCAATCAGTCACCGATCAAGTCATCAAACAGATGGAAACATCCGGCAAGAATTGGACTAACCCATTCAACAAAAAACGCAATGCGCTCCGGCCATATAACGCGACAACTGGCAAAAACTATCGCGGCATGAATAGTCTTCTTCTGAATTTCACCCCGTTTGAATCTTGCGCGTTTGCATCATTCAAGCAATGGCAAGCCGCCGGATGTTCAGTCAAAAAAGGTCAGAAGTCTTCAATAGTTGTTTTCTTCACTAAGTTGGAGAAAGAAGATAAGCAAACTGGCAAGAAGTCTGTTTTCCCCATGTTGAAATACTTCAACGTCTTCAATGCCGATCAAGTTGACGGAGCATTGGCCGAACGATGCCGATACGTTGCCGAAGACAATCACCAGAATGAAGTCGAGACGCTCGAACGTGTCGAGGCATGGGCGCGCAATACGGGTGCGAATATCCGGCACTCCATGGAGCCGCGAGCCTGTTATTCCCCCATGCTTGATGTGATCAAGATGCCAGAGAAACAACTATTCACGGCAACGGCAACCAGTAGCGCGACGGAGTGTTACTACTCGACACTCGCGCATGAATTGGTACATTGGACGGGACACGAGAGCCGCAAGAATCGCAAACTCCTGAACAATTTCGGAAGCAATGCCTACGCATTCGAGGAGTTAGTCGCGGAATTGGGTGCGGCTTTTTGTTGCGCTGCCCTCGGTATTTCGAACGAGCCGCGAGTCGATCACGCGCAATATCTGAACAACTGGCTCACGGTACTCAAGCAAGATAAAAAAGCCATTTTCAAAGCCGCAAGCCTAGCGCGTGAAGCCGCCGAAATGCTTACGGGTAAAGCCGAAGCCGAAGACGTTACAGAAGCCGCGTAAGCCGCGCCACCATTCAACACTAGGGGGAGCATTGCTCCCCTTTTTTTTGCGCTCAGTCTAGGGGTTCGGCCTCGCCCTCGATCGTGATCCCCTTGCTCAGTAAGCCGCTAACCGTTTGCAATATCTCGGTGCGTTGTTGAATCTCGATTGCTCCACCGTCTTTTCCCGTCAATTCGATCCCGTTGCGCTCCGTAAACTTTCCGGCTCCCCGTGTCTTCAATAGGAAGATCGCAGCGGTATCACTTCCCGCCTTTGCACGTTGCGCGAGAGACTGAGCAATATCATTGACCATGTTCGACTGGCCGTTCTTGAATTCGTAATCGTAATGTTCCCGAACGGTAGACTCGGACAGACGGAGCGCACTACAGACTTGCGACATCGTGAAGCCTGAGAACGACATGGTGGCAATGGTGGCGGCTAGGTTAGCGTCGGGGTGCGAACGCTTATCGTTTATTGGAGATACGGTTCTAGTGTTCTGCTGCACTATATCACCGCCTTGACGCTCTAGGACGCTCTGAGCGGCTTTCTCGACTACCCCGCTACCTACCCCGCCCCCTTGCTTGTTCGTTGCCTCTTGCGGCTTATCCGTCACGTTTACGCGCTCCCATGTTTCAGCCCGTTGCCGTAGGTGTAAGTATATAAGCCGCTACCTGCTTGAGCAAGCCGCACCCTGATTCGCCATTTCTTTCTATGAAATTATATCCCCCTGTATGAAAGAATTGAACGCTCGTAAGTCATTGATTAGACTTAAGATAGTATATTTTATATATATATATATATATTTATTATATTTCTTTCTTATATCTCTTTTCTGTATATCTATCCAGTACCCCCTCTGTGTCTATTTACCATGAAAGAAATATAAAAAATAAAGAATTCGCAAAACCGCCTGATTCTTTAAGCCAATCAATGACTTACGCATCCACCCCAAAATTGCCCCATCAATTCTTTCTTATGAACTAATTCCCCGACCCCCTGGCGACGTTGCGCAAAAACAACAACTGTTGCATCAATACAACAATCTGTCTTGACAAATCTTGACAAATCTTAACAAAACTTTGCAAAACTCCCCTTGAATGCACAAGCGGCTTGTGTCATAATGTAGTTACGGTGGTACGCAGCGACCATCGCGCTCTATAACAACTGACTCAGGAGAATGACGCATGGCAAAGTTGGATCATGTCTTGTCGAACGGCTATACGTTTCTGGCGGTGACTAGCGGATATTACGGTTCATGGGCAAAGGCAACTGACCCCCTGACCGCGATCCGAAACGCTGCCGACGAACATGGTTTTAGCCGTTACGGTGAGAGTGACAAAAACAAGCTGATCGTAATGTGCGTTTACGGAAAGAACGGTTCTGTCTACTGCGGAGCAGGAGGCGGCATCTGCTGGGAGAACGACGAAGCACCGACACCGATCGGACTGTTTACCGTGACCCCTAAGAGCATCACCCCGACCAAGAAAGGGGACGTAAACAAAGAGCATGAAGACTGCGAGGAGTGGATCGAAAAGGCCTTCCAAGACATAAAGGATTCACGCGCAACTGAAGCAGCAGCCTAACGCATGGGCGGGGACTTCCAACCCGCCTTTTCTTCTGACCAGTTGACATACACAAGCGGCTTGAGTAATGATCAGGCCATCGACAACAACGAAGCACACAACTAGGAGTAGCACCGAATGAACTGGTCAGTCTTCAAACACTTTCATGGATGCGGTTCACCCCCGACGTATGACGTTATCTCCACGCGCTCTCTGAGTACCGTAGCTAAGGGAGTAAGGAGCGAGAACTCCGCGCTATTGATGGCAGCGGCTCCTGATCTTTTGGAAGCATTGGAACGCTGCACCGAAATCCTATGGGACATGACGGGTTATTTGGAGGAGTGCCGCCAAGAGCCAGAGGAGCAAGCGCACCAAGCAATGAAGGCCGCTAGAGCCGCAATCAATAAGGCAACGGGGGTGCAATCGTGAACGACTTTGAGCAAATTGAATTGGCCTTTGACATTTTGGAATCGGCAGAGGTTGTCGAGGTTTTCGATGATTCTTTACTGGTGAGGGTTCCCCGCGAGGAATGGAATCGGCTCAACCTTTGCCCGTATCACAAGCAAGACTGCGAGGAGGGCGTATGAATCTGCAACGACTCAACCGAAGTCTCAGACAATATCCGACTCCCCCGTGGAATGTTCTCTGTATTTGCTGCGGCAAGTGGGAGCCGGAAGACAAGTGTTATGCCGACCTAGATGGTGAGCCGTTCAAGGCTTTCTATTGTGAAAAGTGCGGCGACGAGCTGAAGAAGATAAACGAACAGACAAACAACTAAGAGGAATAAGACAATGCCTAATTACTGCCAAAACAAGACGACGTTTACTCATCCTGATGTAACCAAGTTGCGCGAGTTGCGCGATGAATTCTTAAAGATACACAACGGCGACGGCGAGAAGGGTAGCCCCTTTAACTATCTGCGACCGATGCCCCCTGAATTGAATGAGGGTGAGGGTTGGTACAACTGGCGTCTCGCTAACTGGGGAACCAAGTGGGACGCGATGACCGCATGGGGCATCGAATTAGACGAAGACGAGAAGACATTGACCGTGTGCTTTCATACCGCATGGTCGCCGCCGATTGACCTATATGAGTACCTGCACGAAGAAACTGAGTGGCGCGTCGAGGCCGTTTATTTCGAGGCCGGTATGGGATTCTGTGGCGGCTTTGACGAGGAGAACGGACACGATCAAGAGTCCGATATGCCATCGTGGAAATACAAACTCATAACAGCAGCATTTGACTGCGCGATCTAACAACAAAGAGGGATAGCACAAGTGGAATTTGAAAATCATAAGTTTGCGGCTTTTATAGCCGACTACATTACAGAAGAAATCATCCGTGGAAACACACATATAGATCGTTGGATGATTCTTGACGCGATTGAGGCTTACAAAGGCGGCGCGGCTAACAAGTACAGCATCTTTATTGAGTGGTGCATCGACGATGTTAAAGACGTTCGCCCTGACTTGGACGACGAGCAAGCGATGGAAGTGTTGGAGTTTGTCAAAGACAGGCACGACGCGACTATCGGCATCACTTGGCGCACGTTGGAATATGCCGCCGACTATCTTTACCCAGAGGAGGTACTGCCGTGAGCAACTACATTGGAACATCCGACGAGGCTTTGGACTTCCTGCGCTCCATCCATGTACGGGATCGGCTGATATTGGAACTGGCCGACGCGCTGCGGGAAATAGTCACGGCAATAGAGAGCGGTGATGCTGACGGTTACTCACCCTCTGGCGACTGGTTCCGAGAAGCAAAGGCAACGCTTAACAAAGTATCAGGAGAAAAAGCATGACCCCTGCATCATGGGAATTACGGCAATCGACTAACGGATACTGGTTTATCGACCATGAGCAAGGCGGCGAGAGTTACACGCTGACCAAGTTGGAATGCGGAGAGCGAGATGCGCGTTTGATAGCGGCTGCACCGGAACTCTTGGCCTGTCTGCTCGACGTATTGGACGCTGACGGGGACTTGGACGTTATGGACTTTAACCGCTATCGGGCTGCGGTAGCCAAGGCAACGGGAGAGCAAGCATGACCCCGACCGATTACGCGATTGCGGAAATGATGGCCTACGGGCTGCTTGTGTTTGCGCTACTGGTATTCATCTTAAGGAAGCACTTATGAATGATTCACTACGCTTTAACCGACGCCAGATTTCGCGGTTGTTCTGGGAGACAATAGAGAGTTATCACTTTCATACGTTGCCGCCTGATGACTACTTCGAGGGGCTGCGGGATCAAGCGACCTACAACACCGGATCGTTGCATCGTGAGGACATGGCCGACGTAATGGATATAGTGGCTTACTTCCGCCCGACGTTGATTGCAGAGGTAGGTACATTCATTGGCCGCTCGACGTATTCCCTAGCGGTTGGATCGGGCGACAAGGCGACGGTCTACACCTGTGACGCGAGCAACGATATAAAACTGCCGCCGATGCCAGAAGGAGCTGCGAGGGTGGTGCAGTTTCCTAATACGACTTCGACGGATATGTTCAAGTCGCTACTGGCAGACAAAAACCTAGGTAGAAAGATCGACCTGTTCTATATCGACGGACGGGTAAGCGAAGAAGATAAGGCGCTGATGCTCCAGTTATCGAATGACCGCACGATCATTGTGCTAGATGACTTCGAGGGAGTGGAAAAGGGTGTCGCTAATGGGATGCTTCTGGGGACGCCAAATCATCTGCTGATCTACCCGAGAACACCGGACGGCAAGACGGCGCTACTGGTTCCGATTCAACTGCTGCAACTAACCGCGCAGTAATTACGACAGCATCGAGAGCCTTTTGCAGTCCAGCCAAGGTCTCTCTGACTGGTTCGATGATGGGGCGAAACTCAGCCGCCGCGAGGATCGGGGCCGTTTCCCTTACCGTTATCA